TTTTAAACCATCTTCGTCTACTAAACATGCAGTATAATCTACATTGTCTTGTCCCGCTTGATAAGCATTTTCTATCTGTTTCTTTTCCATTTCTTTGGCTATTACAAAAAATCCCCTTAATGGTTTCAAATCATTTCCAAAGGAAATTTTTAGTTTTTCTTCCAACAACTCTACTGCCGTTTGTTGTTTATTGTTGCTCATTTGTTTAAATTTATTTTTCTTTCATCAATTTTATAAATGGTTGTCAATCCCGTTTCCATATATAATTTTAATTCCCGTTTATATATTTCCAAAGTGTCTTCAAAAGTATGTTTATCGCATTCTGCATTAATTCTAAAATCACTTAAATTTGATTTAAATTGATATTGTAATTTTTCAGTTACTAAATTAACAAATTGACTCCATTCAATATTTTCGTCATATTTATGCCAAACCTTTTTTTCTTCTTCTTGTTTATATATTTGATTTATCTTGTCTAAAAAATATTCTTCAGCCTCTTTCCATGCAAGATTTATAGATTCATTTAAATTTTTATTTTGCTCTATACAACATCGGTAATATGATAATTCATATTTTTTAAATTCAGTAAGATTTGAAAATTCGGACATTAACCAATCAATTATTTCTTGTTTGCTCATAACTGCCCCCCTCTGTACATGCGTTTGGTTTCTTGCTTCCAATGTTTGGTTACTTGATTAAAACTCTTAATGGGCTTGTCATATTCAAACTTGTATGGTTCCGCCTCGGGCATATCTACCACTCTTTTTCTTGTCAACTTCGCCCACAACTTGTGCAATAAAAATGCTACTGGGATGCTCATAGGATATAGTATTAAAAATTCTATTGGTAACATAATCAATATTTTACTTATTAGCAATCTTTTTACCCAAATCAATACCCAACCTAAATAATAGGGATGCGGAATAATAGTTGTATTGGTTATTTATATACACCACATACAATTCACCCGACCCAGCAAACCCCCATTCAGGATCGTTCTTTACCATTTTAATAAATTCATCCGTTGGTAGTAATTCCAACAACGCATGAGCTTCCTGCTCTGTGCATAATAGTTTAAGTGTTGTTTCCATGATTCAAAGATAGATATAACTTTCAAAAGTGCAAGAATAATTTTCACTATCCTTACACTTTTTTAGTAAACGGACAATTTCCTTAGTGAATGATACTATTTAACATCAATCCTGCGTGGTATAGTTTCTCTTCTACTTCCTCTCTGATATCTTCCAACTCAATAACGGAGGTAAATAGTTGGTGAGATTCGGGCATACGAGGGTCATAAGAAACAAAGATTCCGTATTCGGTCTGAGTGCAGAGCATCCCAAATTGCATTTGCCAGTAATATTCGGGGTGATTATCCTTTAAACTTTCAGCATCCGTAATTGTGGCGTTGCGTAGGTGTACCGCAGAATTGAACGGACACTTAATTTCAATAATAGAATCTTCACCTAATCCATCGGGAGAAAATCCGCTTATTTCGTTAAACTCTATGAACGTAAAAGTTTCACCACCATAGTATGTGTACTCTTTAAAATCCTGTGCTGCGAATGTATCAAAGGCTTGACGCTCGTAAGTTTTACCCCATTCTAAAGCACGTCCGAAGATTTCGGGTTGAATGCCTGTAAGGATAACCCCTGCCTTTTCGTAAACATAGGATTTAGCGGTTTCGCTGAGGTATTCCGATTTGTTACGAGGCTTACCCATTAGTTTATAAATCTCGCTGCCTGTAAAGCGTGATTGCCGTAATTGCAACCACGCTTCTTCTGTTAAATTTGTACTAATCATTGTTTTATTATTATTACATTGCTGCTCTTCCTTCATATCGTGAAATATTTATTTTGTCACGAATAAATTTAATAAATGACACATCAACTGGATTGCCATTTTTATCAATATAATGTGCCATCATATGTATTCTATGTGCGTGATATATTTTTTTAATATGTTCTCTATCAAAAAAAATGTGAATTTTCATCCCTTTTATTAAACTGCCTTTATCTTCACCTTCATAAATTACAGTAAATACTTTATATGCTTTTTTCATATTATTTCTTTCTCTTGAAGTCATTTAATACCGTTTAATAATTTTAAATGTTCGGGCTTCAATTGGTACTTTTTCAATACATCCTCAATCTTACCACCTTGTTGGATGTGCTTGGTAGCTTGTTCCCATGCCGTCATTGCAGGGTTGAGAAATGGTTTCTCTTCTACCTTTTGATTTCTTGCCATTGCTTTTTTTCCGTCATCATCTTCATCGATGTTTAACCCAAGAGCAGCTCCAAGTGCATACCTACGGGCATAGGTTATGGCAGAACCCATCGCTTGTGGGTCGTTGGCTTTAACAACTGGCATCGTGTAACTTGCCTCTATCCATTCTCCGCTCTCGTGCATGAGTAATGTGGTTAAAGTATCCCCATCGGGAAACTGTGTAAACGATAACCCTGCGTCCGCTAATGGTTTTTGGATAACGTCTAATATGTTCGCCAATGACGCATACTTAGATTTAAAAAACGGATTGGTTGCTTCCTTTTTAACCTTTCCGATGTTGGCTTGGAACTTGCACAATGCCGCTGCAAGATTCGCAATTGACTCTGATTTATTCATAGTTGTAATGTTTTAATTTGCCTGAAATCCATCCAAGATAAATGTGACACATAAAAGCATCGTGATGGTCTTTTTGAAACTGCTCAAAGTCAAACCAATTTTCAAAGTCTATGCAATCCTCGAAAGGTATTGCGGTAGATTTGTAATATTGGTTAACTAATGAATCTTCTAATCCAACGAGATAGAACTCTACATCGGATTTACGGAAGTAATATTGTACGGAGTGATAGTCTAATACTATGTCATTCTCCAAAACTGCTACCCACTTCATTTTCCTTAATTAATTTGTAAGCCGTTGATAATACTGTTTTAGCGTTTTTTTGGTAGATATCTCCGTGAAAGTACCTACGAATGGTTGGTAAACTCAACCCTGTTCTGTGTTGGATGTCCTTATAAATGCCGTGATAACGCTTTTTAAGGATTTCTTCTCTGATTTGTTCTATTGTCATAGTGAAAGCAAAGGTAAACTAAAACTTTCAATTATGCAAATTTATTTTTTAATATCTATCGAGAAAATAATATCGCCTAACTTGGTTGCTAATTCGTTTGCAAGTTCTTGTTGTAGTGATTCCGTGAATGAATCCTCGATAAAGTGTTTGCCTTTATAACCACGTCTGTGGATTTTACGAGCGATTGCACGTGCCAATGTATCGTATGAAACTCCTTTGTTTGGTTTGATACCTTTAAATGACATCCACTCTTTGATAGATTGCCATAGATATGGAGTACCCTCTTTGTGACCGCTTTTAGTTGGTTTACGTCCGAACTCTACTTGTTCCCAATAGTCCTCCATTAAGAACGTAATCAATAACGAAGTAGGAGTTTGTGTTATCTCACCTGGTTGTATAGACTGTTTTAATGATGATGAAGCGTTGGCGTTCTTATTGTCCAACTCCTTACGCATCAGATTTACCGCTTTATTTGACCAATCAGCGATTATCTGTTGTAATAGGGATGATTCTTCCGTGAAGAGTGTTTTATCCTCTCCTAAGCGATTTATTAACTCATCTATGTTGATAGTCTTAGCCAATGAGATTAAAGTGTATTAGTTCACCACTTGTAAAATATTTTATTACCTCTTTCCAATAACCATCGGGTACAACTTGACAACCTGCACTCCATCGGTCAACTAAACTTCCTGCACCTGCTCTATGGAAATTAATGCCAAATAGTCCGTGTTGGGTTTTAGTTTTATCGATTACTCCGTCCTTGTTGCCGTCTCGGTAAATATCTATCGCTTTAACTTGTTTGAAATAGGGCATACCTAACCAAAGAGATTTCCAATTTGATGAAGTAATAAATTGATGTGTCCACAAGTATTGTGCAGGTATTGCGATTGCCGTTCCGGTAACTCCTCCGTGTGTTATTGGGTTTTGTACATAGAATTTACCTGCGGTGGTTGAACATGGCACGATTGATACTACACGCTCGTTGACAATTACCAATAAAAAGTCATCAAATGTATTGGTGAGTTTATCGTCTGTACGAACAAATACTAAACTCTTCGGAGTCCATATCCAACGCTTAACAGAAAAATAGTTCTGCACCCACTGATTCGCAGCGTCTAAGGTCTTTTGACCGATTACTCCGTCAACTTTTAGATTAAAGCCCCGTTGGTTTAGAAATGTTTGAACGCTTTTCATAGAGTTCCATTGTTTTATTTAAATAGTAAGAGGCTTTAAGTAAATCAGTTTTACCGCCTTTCATATCGTACCTCCAAACGTACTTAATTACATTTCCAATTGTGTACGCTTCTTCTGGTGGTAGTCCTTTTACTGCGGTTAAGATTGCATCCATTGCCTCAATTTCGCCTTTGTTGTAGTGGCTTGGTTTGTTTACGATATCCATTCTGCTACAAATCTATTAATATCCATCGTAATTAGTAGCATTTGACCGCCTTTAAAAAGAACATTAGTATAGTCATAGTTGGCAATTGCTCCCGAAACATCGTCTAAATTGATATATCCATCCTCTAAGACTTCGACAATATCCGCACCTAAGCCAACTTCCTTGTAAATCGAATCTTGTTGCTCTTGGTGTACGATTTCAACTTTTAAGATTCTCATTAGTAGATTTCTCCGTTTAATATTTTAAAATTCTTAACGATGAAGTTACCATCTTGTTTAACGTCAACCGCTGCAAAACCTAAATTCCACTTGGTATAAGCGTATGGTCTGTAATCTGGCGATAATGTGCATAAACATCCCATTGACCAAACACCCGTTGCCTCACCATTAATATTGTTTTCTGAGTGGTGACTTGTTGTGTGGTTGTGTCCAAAGATTGTTGACGATTTAGCCTTTAAAAACATACCACGTGCAGGGTTAACGGGTGAGAATACACTCTCTCCCATTTCGTGTCCGTGCAATACGTTCAATTTGCCTAACTTAATTATTTCACGATTAACCAAGTTGATTTTAAACTCGCTCAATCCTAATAGGTTTTCAAACTTCAAATTGTCAACATCGCTAAACTCTTTAGCATTACGCAATAAGTAGTTTCTAACTCTTTCCTCGTGGTTACCTAACTTGTAATATATCGGTATAATGGGGAATAGTTCACGCAAGTAGGCGAAAAATGTCTTAGTCATTTCAATCTCCTCTCTTAGCGACGGCATACCTACCTCTTTGATAAACGATGAAACTGGATAGCAGTCCATAATATCTCCGTTTAGAATGATACAATCTACATCGTTGTTTAATCCCCATTCTAACGCAGTAGATAAAGCCTCCATATCGTGGTAGGGAATGTGGATGTCGGATAGGATTAGATAGCGTCCCTCGTTTAAATGGACGTTAACCATTTCTTTATTATGGGAGAATACCTTTAATTTTTCTAAGCCTTCTTTAATGGTAGATTTTTTAGTCACGAACGTATGGTCTGCTAAATGACCTAATCTCCTCTCACCAATTGCCCCCTTGTAATACCGAATTTTCTCCCTGACTTGTTCGATAGATTTAAATTGTGGGTTTTCTTCTAAGATTAATTTCGCTAATGTGCGATTTGGAGCGTCGGGATACTTCTCCAAGTAGGATTTGATTATGTGTTTCATAAAAATATTGCCATAAGAGTAACCAATATTGCCCACATTCCTACTCCTTTTATGACATCTCTTTGCAATAAAATAGTATTATTACGATTTTGAATTTCAACGGATAACGAATCTGTCTTTATTTCAAGACGTTCAATCACTGAATCTTGGTAGTTAATTATTATTGAATCAGCCTTAACCAATTTGTTTAGTCGGATTACATCTCTACGAGCATTAGCACCCTTTACTAAGTACTTATTGGCGTTCGATACTATCGAGGTGTCGATGCAAATTAATTGCCCGTTTAAGACCGATGGAATCACGAGTAAAAGTATCAATATATAACGTGTCATATTTTAAGAGCGTTAGACGGACTTTCTTCCACTTAGTGATACTATCAGTCCACTTTATTATTTGAGTGTCTGTAGTGTGCTTATAATGCGTTTTTTTAATAAAACAATTATACAGGCACAACGCAAGTATTAGCCAAATAAGGAACTTGTATAGAGAAGTTGATTGCATATCCTGCTAAAATGTCCGTTCTTGAATCGTAAAAAGGGGAGGCGTTCTGATTTACTACCAATTGCCAAACTTCGTCTTGGTACTCAGAATCCAACAATGCAAAAATATCGCCCATAATTTGAGCGGTGTCAGATAGTACCTCTATTACGTTAGATTCAGATTCAAATACTCTATCCATAACCAACAGAGCAAAGTTGTAAGTTTGTAACTTGTTCGCTAAATCTAAAGTAAATCCATCGGGGTAAAGCCAAACAAGCGGATAGTATTCTATATTCTCAACCGTTAGGTTTGATTGTTGACCCACTCCGAATTTGCCCACCATCTTGTGACTTTCGGCTTGAGTTTGAATTTTTGCGATTATTTGGTTTAGCGTCATTTAAAAACTTGATTAATTTGGCTTCGTTGTTTTTCTGCCATTTATTATTGCGGATAGTCATAGTTCCAATAGCAATCATCCATATCGTCCCCCAAGTAAAAACCACCATAAAAAGATGTGTTTTTAGGTCGAATTGTATCAAATCCGCTTCCAGGATTGAGGAACAATGGATAAGTATTTGTGTTTTCACGGAGGTAATCTCTTAGTCTATTAGCGTAATATTCGGCTTTATCACGGAATCTTTTTTCAATCATTGTAAGTTCGTCAATACTCACCGCTCTTGCGTTCTCTGCCTCCCTTGCTGCTACGCTCTTATTCATCATTTTAAATGTCATAGGGAGCATAGATTCAGTGATGGTGTAATACTTCAAACAAGGTGCAATATACGAATCTAAAAGCGTTGTATTATTAGCCGTTAAAGTTCCTGCAAATGCTTGAGTCTGTAGTTCATCGTACAACCCAGAACCAATAATATCACGGATGTAAATCTCTTGAGCCTCTTTAATCGCACTTTTTAATAGTTTATCGTCAACATTCTCGTTGATTGCGGAGTTGTCCTTTAGATAGGAGGTACTTATAAAATATACGAAGTTGCTCATTTCTTTCTAATCATTACCTTTTGTTGCCAGATATGCCTACATTGTGGAGTTGTTATTCCTGTATCGGGGTTAGTGTACCATTTACCACGACGTTTCCAAACATCGTAACCAAGTTCTGCGGTCATTTGGTTGATGTCCTCACGGCTAAATACTTTGTTTGATTCTACGATTTTACGGCAAAAATCCCTTGATGTTGGTATTAATAAACCACCCTCAATACCGGGTGCTTTTTCGTACTGATATCTAACCACTAATTCTGTTTCTAAGCCTTTAATCAAATCTCTACCTTTAGAGGTCACTTTATATCCGTTGACTTCGGGAGCGATTCTATCCGATTTAATCAACTCGGTTAACGCATCCATTACGTTCTGTGCAGGTTGTTTAGTTAGGTTGACCAAATCACCTGTTTGTAGTCCTGGATTTTCTGCAAGAATATTCAACAACGCTTTGTTAAGAGCATCGCCAAACTCAAACTTCACCTCTTCGTATAAGTCCGCTGATTCTCCGTATTTAGCGAATACTTGTAAATCTCTTTCGTCATCCCAACCGAATGGATTTTGTTTGCTAAAAGCCGCAGGAGTAGCCGATTCGATAGCATCCCCATTTGGAATTGGTGGTAAACCTGCCAATTGACGTTTCTCGTTGATTGTCATATTTGACAACACATTGTTTGCAACCAATGGACTCAATGAATTGATAGCATCGTTTAGAGATGACTGAACTTTCACGGTGGACAATTGAGGTAATCCCATTTCTTGACGTGCTTCCTCGTTGGTTATAATTCCCTTTGCAAACAATTCGCTATAATCTAAACCTAATGGTGGTTTGTTCTCAGTTCGTAGTTGTACAGGTGCAATATACTCAAACAAGTAAGTCAACGCATCGTCTAACTTTTTTTGACGTGGTTCAACGTATGCAGATTGAAACATCTCATATGCTTCGATTAGTTCGCTTCTACCGCCTAATTGACCCTCTACACGCACTCCAAAGAGCATTGGGGAGTTTACCTTGTGCGAAACAAAAATCTCTTGTTGTACGGTCTTATTTAAGATGTCAAATTGCTTGTCAAAATCGCTTGGTTGTAGGTTGTTGATTATGCTTTCCTTTTCGTTAGGGTCATTGTACTGAATAATCAAGCCTCCTGCATTGTCTGTACCCGTGTAGTTTTTCTTTAATGCTCTTTCGGTCTTACGAGCCTCCTCAGGTGTTGGATAACCCTTGAACATTTGAATTAAGGTCTGAGCAGAAAATCCGTTTTTGATGGAATTTAAATGCCAATTAGAAACCTCCGTGTCGATTTCAATGTATTTTAATCCACCTACATAATCGGGTAAAGGATAAATTCCTTGTCCTGCTCTGTATAGTTGGCAATAGTACAACTGCTTT